CTAACCAATGTATATTTCGGCAACCTAACGCAGGTTCGTTAACAGTCACAGTATACTTGATTTGATAGACGCTGTCAAGTACAGCATTGGTCAGCCACTGAGTACGGTCCGTGGTAAGTTCTACTATACGACCCATCTGTGAAGCATCTACCAGTTCGCCGTAACTGCTGATCAGTGCGGACATTTGTGCGGCACCAGGTATGATGCGACCACGCGGGCCCAGCGGCATATGATTGGGATCTAGACTTATGTTCCATTCTGATTCAGCCCACGCTACTGAAAATTCAAATGGGTCGGACAAGATTACCAGTGTGTTGAGATCGGTTAGGGGAGTAAGTAGGGTCTTTTGGAACATCCAGTATTTAACTAAATATAGGAAGAGGATATTATTATGTCAAACCACACAATCACTTGGGACGTTACCAAATTAGATGCTAACAATGAAGGCTGTATTATAGGCGCACATTTTGTTATATGGGCCGAAGATCAGCAGGGGCATCGCGTACCACAGTACAGTTATACTCGGGGCGCTCCTATCATTGCTGAAAATCTCACCAAAGCAGAGTTATTGAATTGGGTAGAAACCAGCGTAGGCGAAGCCGAAATAACACGTCTAACCGATTTGCTAACTCAACAATTGGCACAAGAAGACATCGTTAATCCTCAGGTTAATAGCGTACTAGTACCAGGAAATTAATAGGTTCAAAAACCCCAAAAACCGATTCAAAACGGTTCAGTTTTCAGCAAAAAAGACGTCGTATAGACGTCTTTTTTTGTGGTTTGATATCAGGGGTATACTTACTTCTTAGCTGGTCCGCCATCTGGATGAGGCATTGGACTAGTGTCTTTAGCAGGTACTTTTTTCTTGTCTGCTTTGGTATGCTTGTAAGCGGGGTGAGTCTTTTTTACCACTTCTTTTTTCTTAGTAGCGGCATCGGCATTTAGAGTTAAACCTAAAGCTAGTCCTGCTATTAATAGTGCTATGAGCTTTTTCATATAAATCTCCTTGTCTAACTATTTAAATTATATTAGATTATATGGAGTTAGTCAACCCCATTTTACCTTGTACGCTTCTAATGCTCGTAACCGGGCAATTAGTAGTCTAATCTTTACATGATCCGATAATGGTTTTTCTTGTTCAACAGCTAGCCCTATTTTATTACGATTTCTAGCTAGGGTAATACTGTCGTCGACGATTATTTCATTTTCTGGATTAAATGGACGATTGGATACCAATAGCCTACTTTTTAGGCGGATCTTTCTTTTTACCTTCGTAGTAACTACATGGGTAGGTGCGTTTTGTATCGCACCACGGACTACCGCATGTGCAGAGACTACTCCAAGCGCCATCGTATTTTGGGTGCTTATCAGCATAACTGCCACAGTTGTCCAAGTCAAAAATCTTTTCATTCCTGGTCCTCATCAGCATACAAACCTCCCTGGGGTGTATACTACTATAACGCTGTAGACCTCAATTAAGTTTACAGGAATTCTAAATTAAATGCTCAAACGTTGATCATCGTAGGCACGTATAGCGGCCATAAGTTTACCAATGTATTCTGAGTTGCGTAGTGCTTTGAATGCCAAATTACCCAGTCCTAATTCACCGTCTTGATTTAGGCTGTCCTGGCGGAATTGCTTTAATTCTTTTCTTACATGCTCGCATTTTTTTAAACTTTTTGTAGCGATTGCACGATCAATAACTTCTTCCCAATGTCGGGTAATTTTTTTAACTTTGTTAATATCATAACGAATTTCTTGACGTTCTGGTTTAACCAACCATTTGCTTCTAGTTAATGAGTAAGTTGATGATACTGTTTTGTCGTTAACATCTTCAACATAGCACTCAACTTCGACACCATGTACTGTAATGTTGTGCTCTTCCTTCCAGAGTTTACGTTTAGTGTCAAACAATTCACGAGCGCCAATTTCGCATTCTACTTCTGAAAAATCTATCACTAGGTGCAGATCTAAATCTGATTCTGGCCCATAATTAAAATTTACTTGAGAGCCGGTGATTAACACATCTTTGACGTGCGCACGTACATCTAAAAATTTGTAAAATTCCCCTGCGATTCGCATAAGGGCACGATTAACTTCGAGACGTAGATCCTCGCCTTTCCACAATTTAGGGTTAAGTTCTGTATGTATTTTTATAGGTGGTTTAAATTCAAAGATTTGCATTATACTGTATTTATTGAGTAAATACCGGTATGACAGGAATAAAATCTCTAGCAGGCAACATACTAGTTGCACAACCTAAAAGTACAAATGGCCACTTTCAAAAATCAGTGGTGCTTATTGCTCAGCACGGTCCAGCCGGAGCATGGGGTGTTGTATGTAATAAAGAATCGCATGCAATAAAAATGGAAAACATTATGGCCGCGGCCGGTGTTGAATTTGATCTCGCTGAATGGAAACGTCATGGTAGACCTTACCCAGTATATCTAGGAGGACCTGTTGAACAAACCCGTGTACACGTAATTCATTCAATGGATTGGTTCGCTCCCTCAACTATACAGATTACACCCGATATCGGTATTACAGGAGAAATGAGTGTATTGGCCGCGCTAGCTGAAGATCAAGGACCAAAAATTTGGCGAGCAGGGGTAGGACTAGCGGTATGGAGTGCAGGACAGCTAGACGGAGAACAAAGTGGAATTGCACCATGGACTTCCGACCATCAATGGTTAACCTGTGCGGCAACAACTGAGTTAGTATTAACAGGTGGTGGGGATGAGCAATGGCAACGTGCTATTGATGCTTGTGTTACCAATAAAATAGCTGAACTATTTTAATCTTTTTCTGAATTCAAATTCCCAATTATATCCATAATTGCGCTCTTAGCAGGTTTACTAGTTAATTGTTTAACTGTAATTCCTTCATTAGGGTCTCTAATTTCTCCAGTTTCTTTATCTATCTTATCTAACACAGTAGATGTCTTTTTCAAGTTTGCTACAATGTTACTTCCACTAGATTTAACTGGATTAAAACTTTGTTCATCTTCTTCTAATAGATCCCTAATGCGTAGGGTATCAACATCAAACTCTAAGTCAATCTTTTGCCCTACCCCAGAACTGTTACGTGTCTTCATAAACTGGATTTGATAGCGTCCGCGTTCCTTCATAGCACGACTTGTAAAAATACCAATCACGTTATCAGCTGTTTGAATCTTTGACAAGCCTCCTGAAATATGACTATGATCAAATTCAATTTCTTCAACTGCTGAACGATTCAACTGTGACGCAGTTACAAAGATTGATTGTGTTTCCATTGCTAGGTTACGCAACTCTTCTGACACATATTTGTCTTTAACAAACAGATCACTTGGACTTACCTTAACGCTTAATGGCATCATTAGGTCTAAGTAGTCAATTAAAATTACGTCTGGACCATAGCCTTTTTTCACTTGATATTCTTTCAAATAACTGCGAATGTCATTTGCGTTTTTGCCCGATGGCATATACTTGATTTGAATACTGCCTGCTCGTTTGCCCAGCATCTTAACCTTAAGTTCAACGTCCTCAAGGTTCTTAAAAATTTCACGAGTCGGAACATCGGTCATCATACTATCCATACGCATGGCCACCAAATTTTCAGCTAATTCAAATGTTAGATATAAAACATTTAAACCTGCCATTGCCCAGTTACAACCTTGGTTTGCCAAGAATAAAGATTTACCCCCACCCGATGCCGCACACCAAATGTTCAATTCACCTCGATTAAATCCGCCATACAATTTCTTGTCTAAACTAGGCCATCCCGTACTAACCTGACCGTTTGTGTTCTTTAATCCTTCAAGACGTGCTCTCGGGTCTTCAAAATAATCTGTACCCATATCCTTTTGCAAACTGATTTGAATTGCGTCTTTGATTAATTTTTCAACTGGTAAGTAATCGCCTTTTTCAAGCAAATCTGCTGATTGCAAAATTGCCCTTTCAAGCGACTTATGACGTGAAAATTGTTCAAATTCTGCCATCAGCCAGGAATAGTTTTCCTTAGGTAAGGCCGCTGGATTTAAGTCAATTCCGCAACTTGCGTTGACAATCTGTGGCTCCGGCATTACCTTATAGTCATCTACATACTTCTTAATAAACGCCGCTACATCTTGCAATTTTCTGTCAAAATTTTCAGGTTCAAATATGTTGTTACACCGAAAATATGTCTCAGCATCGCTCATAAACATTTCGATGTAAAGTTTTTGAACGTCGTAGTTGTAGTTTGGAATATTATCTGTCATTTTTGTTTTCTAGTTTTTTCTTAAGTAGTTGTATTTTTATCTTATTCTTCTCTTGGTGCTTCAAAATTGTGAAAAGTGTGAAATTTCTGCCAAATTTCTTTACAGCATCGGCAACGTCTTTTACATCCTCACCCCAGTCAGGTAAACTCACTGACCAGTCATTTGCTATTGCGGCATTGATTAATTTTGCACCTGGTTTGTCATTGTCTGGGACTACGATTACTTTCTTACCTAATGCGTTGATACGCATAATTTGTGAAGAATTTGGGTCGTTATGACCTATTGCCACCCCATCTACAGCAATAGCATCAAATTGACCTTCAACTACAATCACATATTTTCTATCAAAGGTTTGTGCGTCAATATTGAATACGTATCCTGGACTAACATGTGTTAGGTACTTGGGATTGCCCGGAGTAATTTTTCTAGCAGTATACCCAACAACCTTGCCTTCGAGGTAAAATGGGATGATTACTCGATCTCTATAACCTTTAAGAGGAGTCCAATGCCAGTCGTACCAATCAAGTTCAAATTTTCTATCTAGAACATATTTCACAGCTTCGAGAAAATCGATATGCTCGTGATTAAGCTCAAGCCATTCTTCAAAACTTCTTGATTTTTCAGGCAAACTTCTTGCCTCGATGACATATTCTTTAGGAATTTGTGCTTGAGTGATTTCTTCTTTGTTTTTAAGTGCTTCAATCCCACATTTATTAATCTCGTCCTCAGACACACCCAACCAACGCAATAAATCTTTTGTGTTTTTGCTGAGTAGTTTACCTGGTTGCCAACCGGCTTTAAAGTTACAGTTAAAACAATGGTACTGAAATCCATCAGGACTCATTAGTACCCCACCACGTTTTTTCTTATCTCGATTTTCGCCTTTATGATGACAGCAGACAGCATTAAAAGAAATCCAGCCGCTAGGGGTATTCTTTTTTGTAGGTGGTAAGGCCGCTGTTACTGTAGCTTGAATCAGATTCATGCTACTATTTTAGCTTCTGTATAGGACTTTGTCAACAGATCCGAGTGGATAGTATGGTTTGCCCTGACCGTAGGTAGGGTTAGATGGTATGTCGCTTGGAAAGAAATTACTCAGTACGCCGTTTACTGTTTTGCTTTGTGGAGTCCATTTTATTTGAACGTATGTCCAATTTCCGCTCCAGTTAACATAATCAACTCCGGTAAAATTCACGTAGTCTAATTCACTTAAACTGGCAAACTGCTCTTGCCCGCTGGTACTTTGGATATCTCTTATACTAGAAAATGTTCTGTCAGCTGAACCAGGGCCTGCCGGACTGTTTGCCAAAGTACCTTGTACTACAACTTTACCAGTAAAATTGGTCATATAAATTGCGGCAGAATGCAATGCTTCGTTACTTTTGAAACTAGCGTTGCCGGGATAGCTTCCGCTGTAAAAATCATAGTACAAAGCATTTGGATCTGTATTTTTATAAACCCACCAACTATCAATTACTGTAGTAGGAGTTAATACTGGACGAACATCGTTACGAACTTCTAAACTACCAGAAATACCGTAGTAGGTATTAGTGTACGCAGGGATGTAAGAGTTATCAGAGTCTAGTGCAGTGACACTATAATTGTAAAATGATGTGTTTAAATCTAGTGTATCACTTTCAGTGATAGAAAGTAAAGCCAGTCCTCGAGTGCTGGTTGTTACACCGTCGTCGATAATTTGTAAATTCTTGCTTAACAAAGTTCTGTTGCTGGTTGCGTCAAACATATTGAAAACAAATGTCATGTTGTTAACGGGCACAGGTTTTTGATCACTGTTCTTGAACTGAATTTGAATATCGTTCTTTAAGCCCTTTTGTACTGTTACGTTTCTTTGATACATGACGTTGTTCACTCCTCTGTTTTCGTCCAGATCTAGTGTTACTGTAAGAATGTTGGTATATAAATAGACTGGTAATTTAATCATATAGATATTTATTAGGAATAATGTCCAACAGCAAAGACCTTAATTTTCAACAAAATTTTCCATTTATTAGTTGTATCAAATGCAACGATGACGAGTATATTGGGATTATTTTAAACCTAGACAATAACGTCACAAGTATCTACGACTACAGTATTATCCGTTCTGAAGTAGAAAAACAAAAATTCTTAGAATTAGGCGATATTTGGTGGTGGGAAAGTAACAGAAAAATCCCAATTAACATTTTTTTAAAATTAGAAATGTCTTTGTATCGCCCGTATATTAAGACATTTAACAGTAAAGATGTTACTCTAGTATTTGGACCAAGCGTGAATTTAAGTGAAATTGCTGAACGCAGAATTAAACGTAAATCGATACAGCTAGTTCGTAATCCTAAGAAAAAGCTATAGAAACATCTTCACAAATTTTATTCATTTGTACTACAATCGCATGTGCATACGCAATAGCATGACTTTTCTTAAAACTGTAGGTGTCTTCTGTTTTAACCCAGATTTCATCCTTGATTGCCTCGAATCCTTTTTCATCAACTACTGGGACGAGATGCTTCTTCCCCGGTCTCAACAAGGCTAAGAACATAGCTAGTTCTTCAATGCTTTTAGGTTTTAACCTAGCAATTAAATTGTGATAACCATTTACATGAAATATTAAATCACAAAATTCTTTTTGTGTCAACAAATCCCACAATGGTTCAACTGCTAATAATCTAATCAATTCTTTTTCGCTAGTGATCTTTTCGTACATACTGACGTTAAGAAAGTCTATTTTAAAATAGCCACGCTCTTCTGCTTCGTCATAAGGAATACTTGCAAACCCTGTTAATGGGTTTACTGGAATTTCGTGACAGTACACACCAGTCTTATGTTTGTCTTTACCGTCAAGACTTGCGGGTACGTGCTTGATAATATCAAGTACCTTATTTCTATCTGCGAAGTCTATATCAATATCAGGCACGGCCAGCCTTTGCTAGTTTTAACATTAAACTATAATGTTCGTAGGCTTTTTGTACAGCCGGAAATTCTTTTCGTAATGCTTTTTCTTCTTCTTTTTGATCTATAAGCATATTGAATATATCCATGGTTCCAGAACTAGCCATATGTTTAAAAACATCGTGTTCAAATTCTGCCAGGCGATGTAATTCGCTTTCTGGAATTTCTACAGTATATAACTTTTCAGTTCTAAGAAAAGTTTCTATTGCGACAGCATTGTAATCTTTTGCTACATCAAAGTATGTAGGAATCCTATTATATCTTTGATATTTCTTTTGATCGTTTAAAACTTTAATTTGATGGGTGTGCAAGAACTTTTCTAATTTTTCATCTGTCATTCTATTCCCGCTCCTTTACAAACTTCCTTAACCACTGCTGTATCTGATTTAGATGTTTTGATTTTCTTAACCCAGAATGGAAAATCTATAGCAGTACTAATTAGTTCAACTTGTTCTTCATTTAATGATTGTAACAACTCTTGTCCTGTTTTGCAATTTAATAAAACCCAAGGACTAATTTTTCCATCTCTGATATTTTGAATAATTCTATTTTGAGTTGCGTAAAGAAAATAGTGATTCCATACTGCGTTATTTTCATCAGCCCATTCCATCATTGTTGTTAATGATCTTTGTACTGCGGCTTCAACTGGTTCAACTTTAATCATTTCATATAGATAAGTTTCATACAATTCATCCCTACACCAATGATCAAGTTTTACTCCAGATTTAATAACATAGTCTATAAATTTGTCGGGATATAAAGGGTTAACGTTGTTGATAAAACTACCAAATTTAACAAATGCGTTATAGTATGCACTCTTACAAAATTCATCGTATGTTTTGTCTTTCTTAGCGCCTTGCACTAATCTATAATATCTATTGAAAGCAAAAAATCCAGCCTGAACACGTTTTTCATCACGCTGAGTAAACCTACGTTTTGGTTCACACATGTGCGCATACAAAGTTTTTTCCTGCATGAATTTTTTACCGCAGTGAACGCAATTGAACGGTTGTTCAGCTAGTTTCATCATCAAAGAGTTCCGTTGATTGATCTTGCTAATTTACTAGCAAACAATGCCTTTTCTTCTACTGAATCAAATTCTTTTCCTTCAAGATATAGTTTAACATCCTGTTTACTTTCGTTTTCTAAGAACACTCTTCCGTCAGCATCTATTCCTACTGTCCAAAAATTATTCATACTCTTTCCTTTGTTTCTTATCGAACCCCATTTGATCAAAGAGTTCTTCTTTGTCCGCTTTTGTCATCATTTTAGCAAGCATTTTAATTTCATCCATTTTCATTGAAGGATGTAACTCTGCCAATAATTTTTCAATTTTAACTGCTTTTTCTTTAGTATTTGCTTTAAGATACGGATGATAACAAGTTACGCCAGCACCACATGCCGCAAATAATTTCCACAATAGAGCCTTGTGATTTTTGCTTAGATCCCAGTGATTTTTGTTTACAAGTTCATTTGTCATTTCCAGGAACCATGCTTGTATATCTGGATCACCTTGCACGTTTGCAACATAACGCATTAAAACATACGGACTAAATTCTTTCTTTTCTTCGTCCGTTAGTTTATCATAAAAATCGTAATTTTTTAAATCTACTGCGTTAAGTTCTCGTTTGATATCAAGTGCCATTTTTATCTTTGCTCAAGTAATATATTATTTTAACACGTTCTAAGGCTTCTTGTAAAGTAGGATTGGTTCTTGCTTCACGTCTAATTTCTCCCCATAACTTGTCTTCTCTAAGTTGATCAATAAATGGTCTACCGTCTGGAGTGCGTGGATCAAAATTTGGATTGTCTTTATTGTAATCCCAACCAGCTACTTGTCTGGTACTAGGATCAGCACCAAATTCTCTAGTGTAGACAACATTGTCTACACGTTCATGGATATACGTTGCGCCTGGTTTAAGATTGCCCATATTACCAACACGCTGAATAATCTACTATTTCACTTTGGCGACTAACTTCTTTTACAAAATAAGCGCACGTTGGGTTCTTCCCAGGGTGCAAAGGTGTTGCTAAAAGTTGCCCCGCCTTCATTTTAGGAAAATACCACTTTACGTCTTGATAAACATTAATAATATCAATGTCGTAAAAATCCGGTTTAAAACCGCTTAATGGATTGAATGTAAAAGTTCTAAAACCTCGATCATTTAAACTTGTTAATGGCAGTACTTCCATATCGGGTCCTGTTGGATCACCGACAATAGTACACCAATCGAGTGGCATAGTAAGTTCCCAAGGACCAATTTTTAATACTGCGGCTGGTCCAGTAAACGACTCTAAAAATATTAATGGCAGATAAAAATAGTCAGGATTTTTTGGGTCGCTATTATCAAGAACAGCATAACGCATATCCTCGTCTATTTCGTTTGGGAGATCATTAAGATAAAATGTCTCGTCGTCTAGGGTTAGTATTTGCATTAGTATTTGACCTTTTCAATTGTAAATGGGTACTTGGCTTCTTTGTAGTATTTTTTGCGCTCTGTTAAGTGTCTTTTTGCATATTTAGAACTGGCTGTCAAATCCCAGATTTGGACGAAATCCTTGTCGTCGGCTTTCCTAATGCCTCGCCCAATACTTTGTATAACGCGGACAAAGCTCTTTCCGGGCTCAAGAAGAACCATATTAAAAATCCTTGGGATATTAATACCAACAGCGGCCACACCGTAAGTCGCCACAATAATCTTGTTATCGCTTGTTTTAACTTCGTCATACTCTTCTTTTCTGTCTTTGGTTTTTACTGCTCCGCTGATGAAGACAGCGTCGGGTAATTCATTTGTTAAAAATTTTCCTGATTCAATTCTATCAACCAATACTAGTGTGTTTCCGGTAGCGGCGATTCCTTTGATTAGTGTAGAAATCCAGGTCATTCTATCTTCGTCTGTAACCAGATATTTTAATTCCTCTGGATAACTTCCAAATTCTTTCCATTCCTGAGTTTGAATAATGTTCACGTGGCATGTACTTAATACTCCTGCTTCTTGTAACTCGTGAGCTTTAACATGATTAACCACTTCACCCAGGCTTGCACGGATATTTTCAAAGTAAATATCCTCTTTTGGTACTGTACCTGTAAGTCCCCAACGGATAGGTGTATTAGCTAAGTTGCGGGTTAATAGATTTTTTAATACTTCTGCCTTAGCCATGTGAACTTCGTCAACCATGACACATTGTACGTTATCAAGCAATTCTGCTACTGTCAAAATTTCGGCATTTTCGGCGGCATTTTTGCCTTTTTTGTCTAAAATATTCAAACTTTGCCAAGTGCAGATTGTGTGCGTTTTGTCTAGGTCTTTCCGGTCGCCGTAGTACACGCCAACGTCTAAACCACAGTTGATAAAATCTTCTTCAGTTTGTTCAACTAAACTTTTATTTGGAACAATGGTCACTGTTCGACCATATTTTTCACAAATTTTTGCCAAAGTTGCGGTGGTAATCGTCTTACCAAAGCCAGTGGCAATTTCTTGGATACATTGTGGATTCTCTAGAAATTTGTTTACAACGTCAACCTGGTCATCTCGCAATCTAATTTTTTCACCAGCGAATCTATGTCCTTTAGGCCATGTTGCGTCTCCCCAAAAATCTTCACTAACTTTGGGAAATTCCAGTGAAATTGGGGTTCTTAGGTCTTCAACTTCAATATAGTAATTCCATTGTTCAAGCAGTGGAAGAACTCTATCTAACAAACTCACATAAGTGGTGCCACCTAACCCAAAGAAAGGAGTACACCCATCCCACCGACCTAATCTGTAGGCAGGCATATACCTTGCTTTTTGGTCAAAATACTTGAATTTCTTGACAAGATCCTTTCTTGTGTCAAGATCTAATCCTTCAATCTTAACATTAACTTCATCTTTAATGATTACCTTTGCTGTAGCCATGATTTCTTTTGTTTTGGTTCTGTATCAGTATAAAAAATTAATGTGTGGCTACTAGTCAACATGGTGTCCATAGTGTAATGAGTGTTAAAATGGTAGCCTAAGTTAATTATAGCATTAAATTTTAGGTTTGTCTTCACTAATGGCTTAGGAATTTTTACACTGACAAAAACCGCTTTAGTATTTTCAGTTACTTCATTGTTAAGATTGTTTTCTTTAACGTAGATATTAAAGTTACCTTTGCCTTCGTTAGGTAATCGAAACATAACACTCATTTCCGAGTCAGAAAATCCTCTAGATTTCAAAAATTGGTGCCAACTAGAAAGATGTTCGTATTCAGAGCCACCTGGGATTACAAACAGTAGAGGTTTTGCATGGTCTACAACCTCGTTAAATGATTCTAACGGATGTTTAGCTCGATCAATCCATATTACGTTTGGCAATTCGGGACATAGCATGACTGCTTTTGTAATAAGATTGAAATTTTCACCGTTAATTATTGTATCTATGTTCTCATCTGTGATAGAAATGCCATATTTCTTTGCATGATATAACGCACCTACAACATCAGTGTCTTTTGGTTGAGGGACACTAGGATGTGTATTTTTTAATTTTGGAATTCCATCATCTAATACCAACATTGGTATGAGATTTTCTAAGTTAGCTTCAATATTTTCAATATCTGCCACATATTGTTTAAATTCGTCATCGGCTTCGAAACCAAGCGGAATTAAATTAGAATTAATCCAGCTAATGCACTCTTCAACAAGGCTAAAATTCCAAGTTTTTGTTTCGTGATTCCAATCTGCCCGTGATGGAACTTTTTCTAATTTAAAATCTTTGATTTTTTTGATTATTTTTTCGTCATATGCAAATGCCACAGCAATATGTGGAGTTTGATTGGCATCAACACCCTTATGAAAAACTTTAATAATTTTATTTTGAAATAATTGTCGGAAGGGTCTACGATACTGTGGAAAATTTAAATCCCAGCTCTTTTTTCCAATACTAATTTCTAATTCTTTTTCTATTTTTGTCAAAACACGTAACGCAAGTCCGGCCTGTTTTTCAGTTAGCCCATCACCGTTTATCACATGTGAGGAAACTGAAGATAAAAAATTAATCTCAAATTGAGTTAAAGAATTATTGCCAAAAATTATATGATAATTGGCCTGAGTGATTAGATCTTCTATAAACATTAGATATGCACATCTTCCATTCCGGCAGTTCTGAGCTTGATAATGTTACTCAGTTGCCATTGTTTAATATCAATTGCCTTAATAATACCTAACCATTGGTTACGCAATAAAGCAAACTCGTTTACAATCTTTTCGAGATCAACTACGTCTGGTTCACCCTCGCAGTATTTTTCGCAGTCTCGACTACTTAACACACGTTGGTAATTTTCCAGATATTTCTTAAACGCCTTGCTACGAGTACGTCTAAGTTCAATATTTAGGTATTCCAACACAGCCTCAATTTCTTGAAGCTGGTTGAAACGTTGTTCAACGATGCCAGGAAGTGCGGCACTGGCTTTCTCAAGATTGCCATATACCTTTACTTCCTTCCTAGCCTCGTCTAATTGAGAATAATAATACTCAATACAGTCGGGCAAGTGAGAAATATCTCTACTAACCTTACTGTACCACATTAATAATCCTCGTCTTCGTAGTCATCATAATCATCATCTGATTCTTCAGACTCGCTTTCTTCGTCTACTACTACTTTAATTGCATCATCAAGATGGGGGTCATAGCCCATATATCCAGATAATGTACTTGCTTCAATATCGTTACCTAACAAAAAATCAACATACTGATTTGCCGCCATTTCACGATTTTTTTCAGGGATATATTCTCTGAAAACGTCCCACAATGTAATAATTAGATTTTCATCCATTATGCTTCTTCTTCCTCTGTATCAAGTGTTGTAGTTGTTGCAACAGCCGAAGCGTCCCATTCTTTCATAATAATATGTAACTTATCTTCAGTCCAGTTCTTACGGAATTCTGCAACGATCTCACCAGTTTCTTTACTAGTGTATGCTAATTTATTCCCGACTTTAGATAATACACCCATTTTCTCGAACATGTCAACCAAACCGGAGGTTGGAGCCATACCAGTTGAATATGGAATCTTAACTTGAACAGTTTCAAATGGTTTAGCGTAACGAGTCTTCATAATCTTACAAGCACTACGAATACCTAATACATCACTAACCTTATTACCATCTTCG